GTCAGTGAGCGTTTCTTGTTTCATTATAGCCTCGATTAGCTCATCGAGTTCATCGAGGACATCCTTCATTCCCTGGATGCTCATATTTTCCACTCCCTCGTGTTATCGGCATTTGGATTTCTATGGATCGAATAGTGTACGTGGCCTGAGTGGGGATTGCTGCCGCGATACGGCCTCCACGCCCAGTTGTTCTGGGCAGAGGCAATTCTCCGATTGGAAATCAGGTATTTTATGCGGGCATCTTTTGACTGCCGGATACGGTCGGCGTGAGCATGGGCATCGTAGCCCTTTGCCGGCGAGTGGGTAAGATCGAGCGCATGAACAATCCCGCCCACCGGATTATGATCGGATGCCGAAGCCTGATGCCGCCGGTCGCCTATGGTCCCGTCCGACGTTCTCGACCGATTGGGCCATTTTGCATTAACCTGACTGCGGAGCTTATCCAGCCCCCTCGCCAATCGCCAACTCATGGGGTCCTCCATGCCACTGCGCGGATCAGTCAGCGACCGTATACACGAATTGACCCACTATGGCAGCCGGCCCCGGAGTCACCGGCAAATCGTGGCCATCGCGCTTAATAGTGCTCGCCGCGATGCCAGAAAGCGAGGTAGACGGCTCCGCCGACGTAGCAGATAATCATGCCCACCAGTGCGTAAAGCCAGAAATTACCTTGCACGAATTTCCTCCACCGGAATGCCGGTCAACATCGAGAGCCGCTTGGCCTTGATCTTATTGGGACGCGATTTGCCCACCATCCAATCATAGTAGGTCTGCCGCGACACGCCGATTTTCCGCGCCCGTTCCGACAAGCTCTTGGCTGGAATCATTTCCAGAATGTCGCTCATGGGATGGAGGATGCGATTGCGGAGTTCTGCGGCTGCGTGTAGAACGGAGAGATCGTATTTTCGGTGCTTCAGCCGGTCCAAGTGATCGACAAGCTGGAGCAATTTTTCCATTTTTGTCATAAGCTGCCATATAATTACTTGACACCCGAAGTGCAAGTACCCATATCACAGGGGATGTTGCCGGCCTAGGGCACTCCTTCAGGCGTTCAGCGGGAGGGACGCTTGCTCCCAGAAAGGCGGCTTGCGGACCTAGGCCGGTTCCCCTGCTTTGTGGGTAATGGGGCAGGGGACACCATTACAAACCGTTCAAAGCCGCCGGCTCCCGCGCCCAACCTATGGAGATGCCACATGGGCCACTACAAAATGTGGAGTAAGAAGTTCAGCAACACTACGGGTTCTCGGTTTTGTCCGTATGAAGCCACTACCTATGTGGAAAATCGCAATATCCGAAATCCGTTTGCCGTCAGTTATGACCACATGAGTCCAGCAGCAAAACTTAGAGCGCATGAACGAAGCGCATTAAGAAATCGCCTGAAGCATCTAAAAGTTACCCTCCCGAAAATCGAGTTCTGAGTGAGTTTCAAAATGATAACAGAGTTCAGCGTCTCGTGCGCCCACACGATAAATCTGGGCAATTTCGAAAGTATGCGGATCGAAGCATCCGTGACCATGAACGTGCCGGATGGCGCGCCTTACGAGCAAATGCGGCAGAAAGCGCAAAGCGAGTTGCGCACCCTGCTGGAAGAAACTTACAAGGCGCAGAAGAAAGGAAAGCAAAGTGTCTGAAGCTCAATACTTCGACGGTGGTCATCAAGAAGCCGTCCACATGCCGATACGGCCGGCGCAGGATTTGAGCGTCAGCCTGATGCGCCTGATCGAGGACCCGAATGTCCCGGTCGAAAAACTCACTCTGTTGCTGACCGCGCGGCAGCAGTTATTGGACCAGCAAGCCAAGGAGCTTTATCAGCAAGCCTTCCACGATTTTTCCGCAAAGATGCGGCCCGTCACCAAGGATGGGCGGATCAATCTGGGCAAAGGCTGGGTACCGTTTACGTCCTGGGAGCACATGGACGCTGCCCTGCGTCCGTTGCTGCACGAGCACGGGCTAACCCTGCAATTCACCATCAGTGCCGGCCTGGAGAACCACACCGTGGTTACCGGCATCTTGATGCACGTTGCAGGGCACGCGGTTCAATCCAGCTTGTCGGTGCCACCGGACACTGGACCGGGGCGCAACCAACTGCAAGCAATCGGCTCCGCCATTACCTACGCGAAACGCTACGTAGCGGAAGCCCTGTGCAACATCATTCGGACCGGCCAGGACGACGATGCAGCTTCGGCCTACCTGAAAAAGCTGTCGAAGGATCAAGTCACCGAGCTTTGCGATCTGCTGAAGAAAGTCGGCACCAGCGAACAAACTTTTCTGCAACTATTCCTAACCGACATACAGGCGATGGAGGATATCTCGCAGCGGGACTTCCCTCGGCTACGCACCGCGCTACAAGCCAAACTGAAGCAACAGGAGAAGAAAGATGCCGCAAGTGAACGAAATGACCAATAAGGAATTGGACGACCTGGATTGGGATAAAATTCTCCAGAACGAATTGGATCACATCCTGGAAACCATTCGCCACACCGACAGATTTGCCGGTGCCAAGGATATTTTCATAACCGCCTTGCGAGTTGCTTTCCTAGAGGGCCGGGGCGAGGGCATCAAGGTGGCGGCCAAGCGCGCGGTCGAATTGCTGGACGAGGCGGTGCGCGACAGCAAGAAGGCGGCAGATTTGGTGACCGAAGCCGCAGGAGCTACCAAGCAATGAAAGTGTATACCGTGGATCAAGGCTCCGGGGATTGGTTCAAGGCTCGCCTGGGGAAGCCCACGGCCAGCCAATTCCACCGCATCCTCACCCCGACCGGCCAACGGGCGACCGGGAAGGAAGCCCGGAGGTACATTATGCGGCTGGTTTGCGAGCGGGTGCTGAAGCGCCCGCTCTCGGACTACGATGCTGCCACCAAGTGGATGGAACGCGGCAAGGATTTAGAGCCTCAGGCCCGTGCCGCCCTGCAATTCCATTTAGGAGAGCAAATTGCCCAGGTCGGGTTCGTCACGAACGACTTCGAGGAAGTGGGTTGCAGTCCAGACGGGACCGTTGTGGGTAAGAATGAAGCGGTGGAGATCAAGTGCCCGCTGGAACACACCCAAATGGGGTATCTTCTGGATGGACTTGGCGAAGATTACACCCCCCAGGTGCAGGGGCAGATGCTTGTCGGGGGGTTCGACGCCGTTCACTTCTGGGCGTGGCACCCGGAAATGCCCGCCTATTATCAGCGGACACCCCGCAATCCGGCATATATCGCCAAACTGGTCGTTGCCCTCAACGATTTCTGCACCGAATTGGACGCGCTCACGGCTCGGGCTCTATCTCTGGGCGATTACTATGTTGCGCCGCAACTGGAAACGCCCCTAGAGGCAGCCTACCAAGAAAACCTAGCTGTTTAGCCCTGCCGAACCCGCTGGTGCGTTTTCAGCCTAAAATCCCACTCCGACTAGGCTCCGCAATCGGAAACGCACCAGCGGCCTTCCTGGAGGCTCTGGAACATGGGTAAAGTTAAAGCGGGTCATAGCTACACAGTGGGATCGAACTGGGTCCGCCGGCCCATGACTATCGGGCCGCCGCTGCAAGCCAAACTGTTGGCAATACGACAAAACCACAGTAAATGGCTAAAGCGCCAAGTCGGTAAGGATCGGGTTGACCTAGCGCCAGCCAAGTCAAGGAAATCCCTCCCACAATTGCCGTCAGAACCACGAACCGTATTGCTAAAATCTGGGTTGCCAGATTTAACGCCCCCAATACTCCCGCCTTCCAAGCCGTCCGATGAATGAATTCTTTTTGGAAATCACTCGGATTTATCGAAGTCGGGTTCGTCGTCCTCGTCATCGAGGGCGTATTCGATAGCCTCCCGTTTGTAATCGGCTGCGGTTCTGGCACCTCCCGCTCCGCTACTAACTGCATGGGCCTGGAAGGCGGCGGCATATTTCCTGATGGCGGTTCCGGCATTGGGGTCTTCCTGGGTTTCCTCGCGCAGCTTCATAAATCCTAGCTGGAGCTTGAGGATCAAGCCCAAAGCCGCAAGCTCCTCCCGCAGCGTGATCTTGTCCCCGGCCTCCAGCCGGTCGAGGATTTTCCCTAGCCGGCGGTACAGCCTTCCATTGAGGTCGAGCGGATCGAGGTTCTGGGTCATTCCGCGCCGGCTCCCGCCC